ACTGCCACCACTTGGGACGCTTTCCATAATCGAAGTCCCAGACAGCGGCGAATGTCGATGCCCCTGCATTGCATCGGTTTGCGTAGTACCGCAGCCCCGATCAGGATCTATACCTCGCCCATGATCCCACCCCCGCAAGAACTCGCCCCGGGACTCGGGCAAGCGAAAGTTTCCAGCCCCCTCATCCCCCTTGTTGAAAGTGCTCCCCAGATACGCCGCCAGATCTGGATAAGCCGCAATGCTCTGCACACTGCCATCAATTTCCAGAAACCCCGGCGGCACGCTGGCCCTGGGAAACGCCACCATCGAGCCCACCGGCAAGGATGACGACTGCGCCACTATCGACTCGATCTCAGCCTTGGTGTAGGTGTCGGTAATGCCATGCCCGGCCAGGGTGCTCGGGTTGGTCCCGGCGATCACGCGGCCGTACTTGTCGACCGTGACATTGGCATAGGAGCCCGCGCTGATACCGGTTCGCCCTATGGCCATCTCGAAGGCCAGCGGCGTGGTGCCGAGGGCAATCGGTCCGTCGGTGACTAACTGCCAGACGCTGTCGCCGTTGACCGTGCCCTTTTCGATGCTGACGAACAGCCCGGGGGTGACCTCCAGGCTGGTGTCAGCATCCTGGGCACGGGTCCAGACGCCCGTCGACGACACGACATACAGCCCATTGTCCTTGGCCTGGGCCTGGTTTTTCACCAGCACCCGGGCATCGGCCGGCAGCAGCACCCCGTCGATGGTCTGAATCCCGCTCAAGGCGATTTTGGCGGTGGTGGCCACCACCGCCGAGTGCTTGAAGTCCAGCTTGGCCAGGGCCTCGATCACCGCACTGTCGACATACTCGCGAGTCGCCAGCACCACCGCCGGATCGATCTTCAACACGATCTGCGCGGTGTTGGCGACGATGAAGTTCATGCGGATGACTTGAGTCTTGCCGGTGCCCTGGGCCAGCAGGGGCTTGAAGCTCGGGGCGCAGTTGGCCACCGCCACCAGGTCGCCGTCGGCGTCGAACAGGCCAATCTCGCGGATCCAGCGCCCACCGACATCAGGCGGAATCACCTGCTCGGTGATGATGATGTTGGGGTTGGCCGGGTCGGTGCGCACCTGGTTGACCGGGGCGCGGCGCCATTCGTTGATCAGCTTGGTCTGGGTCCGGTTCGGAATGGGGTCGGTGCCGTTGGCATCCCCTACCGCCATGTCCTTGAAGGTCCAGGGCGTGCCCAGGGCGGTGGCGTTGGCCTGTTTCGCCTCGCCCACCGCAGTGAGGATGGCAAAGAACTGACTGTTGGAATCGATCATGAGTACACATCCAGGGTGTCTGTTTCATCAATGCACATGACCTGGCCATAACGGCCGGTCACTTCAATATCGCGGGGTGTCGGGGGGTAGACGTCGAGCACTTCGCCCTGGTCCACGTAGGCGCCGTAGCCGATCACCCCGGTGGTTTCCAGGCTGATGGCCAGGCCTGTCATGTGCCGGCTGACAGGCCGGGCGTCATCGATCAGCCGGGTCAGCTCCTGGTACATCTCCTCGGTGATACCGGTGTCCAGCACCCCGACTTTCAGGGCAAAGGTGGCAGGTTCACCCAATGGGAGCATTTGCCACCATTCGACCACTTCGATCAGGTAGCCCAGCGGTTCCACCACTCGCCGCAGCGCACCGAGGGTGCCTTTGCGGGCGTGGATGAAGTAGGAGGCGCGAATGGCATTGCGCTTGACCGCCTCGCTCCAACGCGGGTCCCAGCGATCCACCGACCAGGCCCAGGCCAGTTGCGGCAGCAGATGCACCGGGCAAGTCGAGGGGTTGTACAGCGTGCGCAACATGGTGGCGGTGTCACCGGCGTGGGTCGCCTCCAGGGCGCGCTCCAGCGGTGTGCTGTTGTTCGGCAGCAGGCGGGTCATATCAGCTCCCCAAGGTGACGCTGTAGCCGGTGCAGTAAGCCGCCTGGGCCTTGGTCGGGACGATGTCCTGCCAGCCCGGCAGATCGACCCGGGCCACGCCGGCCACATGCAGCTGGGCATCGATGGCTGAACGCGCCACTTCGATGCCCAGGCGCCGGCGTGGGTTGACCCAGGCGGCCAGCTTGCGCTCGGCCTCGGCCAGGGCGGCGTCGCTTTCAGGCCCCGGGCCTTTCATGTGCAGCACCGCGTCGATGCGATACGGCAGGACCTGGGCACTGTTCACCGTGACCCGATCCCCCAGCGGTCGCACGTCCTCATCGTTGAGCGCCGCGGCCACCGTCGCCAGCAATTCAGCCGGGGCGGCGCCGTCACCTTCCAGGCTCAGCACGGTGACCGTGACACAGGCCGGCGAGGGGCTTTCGGCCTCGGCATCCGCGACCCGCGCCGAGGCATTGCGGGCATGCAGGATGTAGCTGTTGCGCGGCCCGGCGGTGGTCAGCCCTTCATAGGCCAACTGCACTCGCTCGCGCAGCGCGTCATCGGCTTCCTTGACCTCCGCCAGCGGCGGCACCGCTTGCGGGTCAGCCGCCTGAATCACCAGGCGCTGCAGATTGACGTTGGCCGCCAGGTGATCCAGGTCCGTGCCCTTGGCATGTGCCAGCAGCAGCGCCTTCGCCGCATCGTTGACCCGGGCCCGCAACAGCATGTCCCCGTAGGCGGACAGTTCCAGCTGCTTGGTGACGGGGTCGCTTTCCAGGCTGGCCGTCCAGTTGTCGCCCATGTAGCGGCGAAAGGTCGCCAGCTTGCCCTGATACAGCTCTTCAAAATCCAGGGCTTCCAGCACCTGCGGCGCCGGCAGTGCCGACAAATCCAGCATGCTCATGCCGTCACCTCCACAACCGTGTCGTTACCCAGGTAGCGGCCCGTCAGTTGAAAACTGACCTGGCCATTGACCACCGCTACCACCGTTACCCGCTCCAGCTTCAACCGCGGCTCCCAGCGCAACAGCGCCCGGGCCACTTCAGCCTGCACCGCGCTCTTCCACCCGCCGGTCACTGGCAGGTCGACATAACGGCGCAGGTTGCTGCCGTATTCCGGGCGCATCCGCCGGCTGCCCAGCGGCGTGGTCAGGATGTCCTCGATGGACTGCCGCAAATGCTCGATGCCGGACAGCGGCAAGCCGGTACGGCGATCCATTCCGATCATCGTGTTACTCCTGCAACTGAAAGTCCGGGTGCTGCTCCAGGTAGTCCCGGGCCAGGCTGTCGCCCACCGCTGTCGATACCGCCCCTGCGACCACCTGCAGCTCGCGACCGTCCGCCAGAATCAGCGTGCGTGAGGCATAGAGGGTGTCGCGAAACACCAGCGCACCAGTGCCCGCCGGGCGGCCAGGCTTTTTTTTCGGGATTGCCATACTTCTCTCCGGGTATAAAAAATCCGCACTGGGCGGATTGATCGGGTTGATCTGCGTGAGGGGGGCAGCTGCCAGCGCTGATGGCCAAGGCATCACTGAGGCGTTGCAGTGGATCCGGGGCCGGGCATCACCCCCAGGTGGGTATGGGTCGAACCGACATTCACCCCGTTGTGCTGCAAGCTCGCACCGTTGATTCGCACGTCGCCATTCAAGGTGATTGCCCCCGTCAGGGTGATGCTGTCGGCCTTGCCGGCAATGCTGCTGTCCGTGACCAACGCCGAGCTGGCGCCGACCTGAATCGCCACCGTGCCAGTGGGCAGGCTGATGCTGTAGCTCTTGGCCTGCCAGTCGTAGATCAGCGAGCCGCCATCATCGAAACGCCAGACCTCGACATGCTCGCGGTTGTCCGGTTGGGCACCGGCATCGCCATACAGGCCTGGCACGAAGGTACCCTGCGCCGGCTCGCCACTGGGGCTGATCAGCACGCCCTGTTCGCCCAGGCTCGGCGCCCGCCAGTGACGGGCCTTACCGGCGGCCTGGCTATGCCAGCGAAGCCAGGCGCTGGTCCAGCCAGCCCCATCGCAAACCCGCACTCGGCCAGCGGCAAGGTCGACGCCGACGACACTGCAAGGAAGGATCAGGCCGGCGATCATGCGGTCGTGGGTTGCGCTGACGTAACTCACGACAGGTGCTCCGGCGACTGGTAATCACCTTCGTGGCCAGGCCCCGTATCGGGACTGAAACCCAATACCAGCGTTCCCGGGGGTTGCTTGGCCCAGGGCCATTGCTCCTGGCCGAGGTAGATGGACTGCTGCCATTGCACGGTCCACTCGGTTTTCGCTGTCGGATCCACGGCCGTGCCGGCAGGTTTTGCCCACACCGCCGTGGCGCTGCCGACAGCGTCGAGGTTCCAGTACTGGCAACGCAGCAGGTCCATGAGCTGCGCCGCCAGAGTGACGGCCTGCAGCGAGGCCTGTAAAACGCTCGGATCCACCCGTACCCGGGCTTCAAAGGTTGTCAGCAGGCAACTGCGACCGTCGCCAGGGTCTGCTCCCGGATCCATGCCGGTGATTGCCCAGTAAATCGCTGTCTGCGCGGAGCCATCAACCCGCGAGGGGAATGCTTCGACAGCCTGCAGATGCGGCATGGCCGTCTTGATCGTCGACGTGATGGCGTCAGGTAGCTGCGTGAGTACGCTCATGGTCTGCTTCCAAGTCTG